ACAAACTTATAAACTTTATAAGTAGAATTTAATCCTGTAGTGAAGCTAATAGAAGCTGAGTTACTTGCTGTCTGCGAACTAATTAGTTTTAATTTACCAGTAGGAATAGCAGATGGCAGTGCTGTAATAGAAGATAATGATTGGTTGTTGTATTTAATAAGTGGCATTTCGTTTACAATATATATGTTAAATTTAATTCTTCAACGAAATGAAATGGAGTTGATAGCATTAGCTTTTCTTTACTCCATACATTTTAATTGTTCCATCAAAGTTTGCACCAGACATTTGGAATCTTATTGCATTTATAGCTGAAGTAGTGTTTCCATACCCTGCTGTAAAAATATTTTCAGAATAAATATCATATAATGTATTAACATTAGAAATCCAATGCTTAACATAAGTAGTTGATGAAGGATTAAATAGTTGTAATGTTCCACCCATATTATTATCTGCATCTGAATAGTCTTGTGATATTGGTTGAAATCCTGTTCCTTGTGCTAAATCCCAATTAGCATTATAGTCTAATGATGCAAGACTATCTGTTTCTGTGTGATAAGCTAGAAAAGTACTTGATGTTTTTGTAACATTATAATTACTTCCACCATCTGTTGAAAAATTAAATGTAAATAAAGTACCTGCTTTTGCTTGTATATTTATAAAATGAAACTCATAAACATCATACGTTCCATTTATTCCAGTAAATGAAATGTTAGCACTATTAGAAGCTGTCTGTGTAGATATAAGTATTAGATTATCAGTAGGTACAGCAGAAGGTAAAGCTGTAGTTGCTGTTAAAGACTGGTTATTAGCAAACTTTAGTGGCATTGGGTTAAACTCCCAATATAGCTTTTACTTCTTCTTCGTCTAATCCTAGTGCTTTTAGTTTAGCAATAGCAGATTGTTTTTTAGATTCTTGTTGTGCAATCTTATTATCTTCTTCTGTTTGAAGTTCTAATTGTTTAGCCAAGATAATATCATTAGCAATTACAGGTGTATTTTCTAACCACTCTATTCTATTAACATCATCACCAGATACAGAAACTACTGCATTTGGATTTAAAGCTAAGATTGTTGTGCAAATATCTATTTTCATAATTAACCTTTAATTTCAAATAATGTTATTGAACCTTTTGTATTATTTTGATTAAGTTTACCAGTAGCATTTGTTTTTAAATAAACTTGGTAAGTAGTGCTTGAAGTTGTTGATGGAGAGTCTAATAGACTCATAGACACAGCAGTTCTTAAATCAGCACCTCTATAAGTTTCAACAATAGCATTATCTGTTCCAGTTCCACCTAAATTAGTAGCACCTCTATAAATTGTGTAAAATGTTTGGTCTGAAGAATAACCAGAAGTGGTTACCATAACAAATATTTTATTAGAACTAGATGCAGGAGTAATAGATGCTGAAAGAGTATTAGATGCTGTTACATATGAACTAGATGTTGTGCTTCTTTCAGTAGAATCTGTTGCGGTAACTACTTGTAATACAGCACCAGCTGATACAGCAGTAGCAAAAGTGTTATCACCTCTTAGAAATGTTGTAGCATCTTTAGTACCAGTAGCAGTTAGTTTAGCTAAAGATACAGTATTATCAGAAGGAGTACCTATGTTTAATACATCTCCTAATACAATAATGAAATCAATTACATCAGATGTTGTTAGTGCAGATGAGAATACGATTGTAGAACCAGATATTGTGTAAGAATCAGTTGGTGCTTGTAAGATACCATTTAAAGATACTAAGCAGTTGTTAGCTGATTGTGGGTAATACGCAACACCACCATTAGTTAAATTGAATGTAGTCGTAGCAGATGTAGTGATTGCATCTAGCTTAACGAAGTTTCCTACAAGTGGTTGTTTGCCGATATATGACATATTATCCTAGTATTGCTTTTATCTCAGCTTCAGTCAAACCTAAAGCAGATAGTTTAGTTAATGCAGATTGTTTGTTAGCAAGTTGTTGTGCTTTTTTATTTGCAATTTCTTGTTCCACTACTGGTATCACGGCTTCAATTTCTGATTTAGAAATAGGTGTAGTTCCATTTAACCAAGTGATTTGGTTTATATCTTCAGCATTAACACTTACTTGTGCATTTGGGTTAATTTTTAATATTGCTTCTATAATCATACTGCTATCTCCATTACTGTAATTGTTGATGCAGATCTTGAAATATAATTGTAATCTCCATCAGAACCAGACGTATTGCAAGAAAAAGTTCCTGATAATTGTAAAATCCCACCTTGAATTTTATAAGTTGTAGATGATGTTGTTGCTGGACTATCAAGGAAAGAAATAGTATTTGTCATTCCTCTATTGGCATCTCCACTATCTTGTCCACCACCAGCACTTGTTGTTGTAAATTGTCTGTTTCCTATTGAACCAGTACCAAGACAAATGTGAGTGCTGTCTCTAAATAATCTTAAAGTTGGTGGATATCCACTGCTACTTCCAAAATTTACCATAGCTAAAATTAAAATTTTATTACTTGCACTTGATGGAGTTATAGAAACTGACAAGCCAGTTATATCAGTAAATGAATTGTTTAATGATGCTGTAAATATATCTGTTTTAGTTGTTGATACAACTTGTAATACTTTACCACCTACACCAGAAGCTAAATCAGCAGAAGTGATAGTTCCATTAGCAATCTTTGCAGAAGTTATAATGCCATCATTGAAATCAGCAGAACTTAAAGGAACTGAAGTTGGTGCGTTACCTAAGTAAGCCATTTTAAGCTACATCAGTTAATAACTGTAAATGTACATCACAGTTGCCAGATGCGTCATCTGTTTGTGCTTGAATTTTATCTGAAGTTTGCAGAACTACTTTTGGAAGTTCTAAAGAAGAACCAGAAGGAAGTGGAACATTTTTAAATATGAATTTACCAGCAGTTGCCGAGTTGTCATATTTTTTAACTGATACATTCATTGAAGTTGTAGTTGTGTTTGCAATCGTTCCAGCAATCATTAAAGATTTAGTTGTTGCTGTGAATACGTCTGTAAGAGTTGAATTAGTTAAACTTGTTTGTGCGTCTGAAAAATTATTTGCCATATTTATCCACCTAATGCTACTGCGAATGGTATTGAGTTAGGGTCGCTTTCCGTAACACTTACTCCACTCGGTAAAGTTATTGCGTTTGTTGATGTATTGATACTGAACAGTTCTAAACTATCTGTACCATCATACACTTTAATCTTATAAGTGTTGGCAGTTCCGTTGTCAATCCATATTGTTCCTGCCACAGCAGAAGTTGGTCTTGATGAACCAATATGATTTGAATTTAATGCGTTTATTGTTGCATTAAGATTTGTTCTAAAGTTTGGAAAACTTTGGTTATCTAAAGTTACTTGTGTTACTTGTGACATATCTATCTAATATCCTAGTTAATATCCTTTTGCAAGGTAATCAAATGTTTTACTTATTCCTGTTCCACCACTATTTTTAAATGCAATATCAAATCCATTTATAGTCTTGTTTCCTAAAGTATAAAAATCTCCAGTAGCAAGTGCTTGTGCAGAAATACCTACTGCGTAATTATCAGAAAAGAATGGTTTTGTAAATGTTACAGTATAAGTACCAGTGCCACTTGTTAAATCGTTGCCTGACTGTATTTTATCTTCAACATCTATGTTTACGCTTACGGCAGAAACAACTGGTGTAGATGCTAAATCAAATGATCTTAAGAATAATCTAAATTTAAAGTATCTTCCTGTGTAGTCTCCAATGATAAAGTTTCTAAATGCTGTATAAGTTATGTCATCATTAGATGTAGCTATTTCTAAATGTGCAGAACAATTTGTAGGTGTATCTCCGTCAAAGTTAGATGGTGCATCATCAAATAATAAAGCACCTCTACCATCATCAAATAACTCATCTAGGTTATCTGCTGATTGAGTTAATGAAGCTGTAATTCTTACTGTATAACTTCCACCAATATCTACAGGTGTAGCAAATAAATAATATCCTTCAGAATATAAATCGTACTTCTCAACACCAGCATCAAATAATGTTAATGGTGAATCAAATAATCCTGCACCACTGTCAAAGAACTCTCCTGAGTCTAATCTTATAGAATTGCTATCATCTTTATAAACTTGATATTTAGTTCCTGAAAATGCAGGTGCTTCTTCTTGTGTTGCAACAGCATTAAAGTTTCCAATAGCTGTAATGTCAGTTGTTACAATAGATTCATTAACTGAATAGTTACCATTTTTATCTACTGCTTTAATTAGATATGAACCAATCTTTGCACCAACCATCACAGATGTAGCTGGTCTTGCAACCTTCTCAACTAATGTAACTGAACTAGCCCAAGTAGCACCAGTTGTTAGTGGTGAGTATCTTAAAGTATAATAAGCTAAATCTAAATCTGGTATTTGCGACCAACTTAAGAAAATAGAATTACCAATTACGTTACAAGAAAAATCTTCAACGTCAGCAGGTGGTAATGTTCCACCCACAATTACTCTTGATGCAGAAGTATATGTAGAAGATACTCCTAATGTATTAAATGCTTTTACTCTTACGTTATAAGTTAATCCATCAATTACGTTAAGTATTCTATGGGTTAATCCTCTACCTTGACCAGCAATAATATATTCATAAGCAGTGCTTAATTTATATTCAACTTGGTAGTAATCTACAAAGCTATCTGGTGATGCACCGATTGTTACATCTAAAGCTGTAATAACAACTCCGTCTGAGTATTCAATTAATTGATCGTCCAAAGTAACTGAAGCTGGTGCAGATACAGAATTAGGATTTGGTAATGTTGTATCAGCTATTGTAGGTGCTTCTGCTTTTTCTGACCAAGTATAGAAGTTATCTTGATGTTCAATAAGCTTTAAAGAAACTGTAGAGTCTGAATTAATAGTTAATCCATAAACTCTAAATAGTTTAGAACTAAATCCACCAGTTGTGTAAGTAAGATCAACTAAATCTCCAATAGTTAGATTAAGTGCTTCTGAAGTACACATAACCTCTACTGCTAAAGCATTTCTTGATCTTTTTAAAACAATCTCGCAAAGTTCTTCTGCTTGATAAGGATTTGTAATTCCTTGAAAACTAAAATTACCTTCTAAATTAGTTCCATTGTCTTGTGCAAGTAATGTTGCATATTGATCTTCAGCAGGTAAACCAGAATCATCTGCTGGTGGGAATGATACTGTATCTTCTTGCCATTCTTTATCAGGATTAACAAATGTACCTATAACTCGGTTATATTTAGTATTCTTTTTCTCACCAAATATTTTAATACCACCAATAATGTTATCAGAAGTTAAGCTTAGTTGTGATGAACCTGTATTCTCAATAATTAAAAAATACTTACCTTGTGTATAGGTAAATATTGCTCTCATTGGATTTAATAGTTCTCTTACATTGTCTATTAGTTTTTGTTCAGTATCTAGAACTATATTTGTTTCAAATAAATTTATATCGCTTATTGCACCTGAATAAGGTGTAACTTGTGTATCGCATAAATCTGCTGAAGTTTTAAATGAATCATAATTAGTTTCAAATGAAGAATTAGGTAAAGCTTTTCCATATCTAGTATTTCTTAAATAGTCTAAAAGGCATAAAGACGAGTTAGCAGAATAAGTCCAAGTAGAAGCTGTATCTTGTCTATGAGAACCAGAACCACCTTTAGTTGAATCTAATCTAGGGTCATAAACTTTTTTACCTTTAAGAACTACTTTAACTTCAGGTAATGAATTAAATGCGTCTTGATTCCATTTGAATTTAAAAGCAAGATAAGCAACACCAGATAGTTTATGATTAGAACCCCAGTTAGCTGATTCATCTAATAAACTTGATACTGGTTGATTATCTAATCCGTAAAATGATTGAACTGATATTAAGCTTTCGCCATCTTTATAATAATTAGTGTCTGAACTGTTTACTGTTCTTACTGTTTGATCTGTTAATGCACCAGACCAAGTTACTAGTTTGTCATTAACATAAATCTCATCTATTGATTCAATTCCATTACCACCACCTTCGCAAAGAACTCCTGCCATGTAAAGATATGTATTATCTATTCCTGAACTCTCTACAAATACTCTTGCTACACCAACTTGTCTTTTACCATATACAACTGGGATAGCTGTGTTGTTAGAAGCTTTGTTTACTAATATACCTTGTGCAGTTTCTTGTTGCTGAACATTTCTTTTTGGTGGTTCAGGTTTTAAAACCCAAGATATAGCTGTAGTAACAACTAATTGAACGACTGCTGATGTGATTGGATCAAAACCCATTAAACGTGAAACTCCCTTTTAAACTTCATAGATCTTCTGTAGATAGTTGAGTCGTCAGCTATCCTTAACCATTTTAATGGTTGATCTACTTCTAATAAATTTCTAAAATATTCTTTAGTCCAATTCATAATTTCTCTTAAATGACTTTTAGCAACTGTTTCAATATGCCAAATATTGTTTCCTGATTTCCATTCATTGGCTTTCAATCTTCCTGTTGTCATAAATCTTTTTTCTACCTCATCACTTAAATATGCCCAGTTAGTAAAACCAACAACTTCTCCATTAACTTTATGAATTTGATATTGTTCTAAATTAAAAGATGGCAATATTGCATTTACTAAATCTTGGTATTTCATTTTATCGTATCTTGGGAACTGCCTATACAGATGTATAATTTTATATAAATCAGTTATGCCTTGCCCCATTTAATATCCTTTGCAGTTTGTGAAGCATAATCAAATCCTAAATCAGTTGGGAAATGTAATGCTTGAGAGTTTGTGTTAGTTTTTCTTCCTTTTGTTTTATCAAAATCTGCCCAATGAGAAGCAATAGAAATACTTACTACTGAATTTGTTTCATCTTCTTCAATGCTTAGATTCTCAATTCTTCCATCAAATAAAAGAAATGGATAATTAACTAAAGCTTGGTTCTCATCTAAGAATCCTCTATAAACCCATGCTCTCTTATCCATATATTCATTGTTAAGAAATAAAGAGATTATTGTTTGATCTGCACCACCGAATTTAACAACTAAATTACTTACAGATACTTCTGATGATTCAGAAGATTCTGAACTTCCTAAAAATAAAGATGATGCAATATAAGTATTTCCATCAAAAGTAATGTTCTTATAATGATCTGTATAATATGAACCTGTGCTTACTCCTAGATAAACCATTTCTACTGGATTAAGTTTATTAGTTGCTAGTTCTGATATTAAAGAAGCATTAAGCGATCTAGGCATTACAATACCTCTATAAGATCAACTTCGTATTGAAAATAGTTTTCTGTTCCTACTCTAAACTCTTGAACATCATTAGTTAAGCCAACAGTAAAATCTACATTGTTATAAATTATAACTGCATTGTCAGATACGTTTGCTCTTAATGGTGGTTCAAATGTTAATGTTCCTTGACCAGAACCATT